GTATGGAACTGGGCAATCTAATGAACTATGCTAACGCTAAGTACATTAAGGCTGGCTTATTTACATGGCAACAAGGCTTTGGTATTCTTCATGTTGATGGTAAAACAGTAGTGCCACAGTTAGTTCCAATTGTTAATAAATCATTTACTGTAGAAGGTCGAACTTTCAAATGGTAGATAATACACATCTTGATTGGAATCGTATAGAAAAATGGGACTACATTGTAACTGCTGTTGCATCTGAATACCATAGAAAATATGATATGGTTGAATTGGAAGACATCAAACAATCATTATACAAGTGGTTCCTTGAGCATCCTAATAAGTTAAATGAGTGGGAAGCAATAGGTGAGAAAGATGCTAAAAATCTAATCTATCGTTGCCTTCGTAATGATGCATTGGATTATTGTTTAGAGTGGAAAGCCAAGTCGGCTGGCTATGAAACTTCAGATGTATTTTTTTATGAAGCAGATATAATTGAAGCACTCTTGCCCTCAGTTTTACGAGGTGAGTTTGGTGTGTCGCATAAGTTAAATCTAGTTGGTCCTAGTAAGCCACCTGCTCCCGCTGAAGGCGGTAATATGATGGTCATGATGATTGAAATAGATAAAGCGTACCGCAAACTCAGTACTGAGGATAGGACAGTATTGTTTTATAGGTACGCTGAATCTATGGACTATGGCGATGTCGCCACCGAGATGGGTTTAGGTAGCGAAGATGCTGCTCGCATGCGTCATAATCGTGCAGTCAAAAAACTTATAACTAGAATCGGTGGATTCCGACCTTGGTTAGATAAGGATTTTGATAAAGATACTGCTCAAAAGCCAGACGAACTGGTAGAGAGCGACGATAAAACCGAAGAGAATAAGTGGAGCGAAGAGAGTGAAAGTCATCACGAATAAATTCCTCAGAGTGGGTACTCTTGTTCCATATAGTTCTTATATGATTCGCCCGCTCTGTCAAACTCTTCATTCTTAACTCTTTTATAATTGATTAACTGTGCTGGTGTTATTAAGTGTCCCTTGGATTGATTAGGTGGTTGCTTATTTTCTATGGGTTTGCCATAATCTTTAACTACATTTATTAAATGGTCTATTGGCGTTATGATTACATTGTTATCCAATATAAAAGCCCAATGAGTAGCCTTGCTTACCGCAAGTCCTGATGGTTGCCATGAACCACTTCCTTGATAGAAACATGACTCTTCTATAAATAGATTGCCCGTCTCTATCCAGCGTCTATCTGTCTTAACTTCTACTGTATCCATACGTAACAAGTCAGCAAGTTTACTCTCGCCTAATTCTCCATCACGCAGGTCTAAATCCCAATTAGAATTTTTCATTATCCTCCTGTCGAATAGAATCCAGGACCTTTGAATTTGATTCCTGGTACTGTATATACACGTTCCATTACTTTATTGCAGTTTAAGGTTGGACACCTAACAACATACTTTTCGTAATCTTTGTGGTATATAAACTGTTCTCTAGTGTTACCACAATCATTACATTTGAAATCATAGTTCGGCATCAATACCAACCGTTCTTTTGCCAGAATTTCCATGCTTTACATGGAGTTCCATAGCGATATGAGATATAATCGAGACCTCTGTCAATTTGCTCAGTTGGGTTTGTGTCGGGCGAAAGTCCCAATATTTGTGGTATTCCACCTGCATTTTTGCCCATGATTTTGACACTATTATAGGCTTCGTGTCTCCAGTTTGATTCTTTTGTCCACAAGTTGTCGAGACACAGCCATTGATTATGCTGCCATGCAAGCAGAGATTCTCTTGCATAATATTTACTGTCATCAACAGTCCATTCTTTTGGTTGTGGTAATGTTTCTACTCTTGACATTCCAGCAAGGGAAAATATTACTATAAAAAACAGTAATAATTTCTTCATACTTCACCGCCTTATTAGGTTTCTTGTCATGTTGTATAGTTTATAGGCTTGATAAGAAGCACTACTCCTAGACTCACTAGGTCTAACCCCAGCCATCTCTAAGCGTTCAGCAGCCATTTTACCTCCCCATATTCCAAATGGTAGATTACCCCATCCAGTTTTCCCTGATGGCATTGTTTCCATCTTCATACCTTCAGCCAAGCAATCCTCTTTGACAGGACACGAGGCACATAATTGTAGCGCATAGTTAATCTCTGATGTAAGTCTGACAATTTTTTCCTCAGTAATCCTACCTGTGGGTACTTCAGGAAACCACCAATCGGGATTATCATCGCCAGTACAATTACCTGTAATCATTCATCCTCCCACATGCGGTCAGGTTCTCCGCTATCATCCTCATCACACACGCATTCTTTCTCATCGCAACCTCTACATGGATTCATGTCTAGTGCAGCATCATCTCCTTGTAGATACATAGGTTCACTCATCTATCCTCCTTAGTGTCTGATTTTCAGACAGTTAGTTATGTATTCCGTAATCCCATAAGATTCTTCTTACGGCATTTGTAAGTTCTGATTTTAAGGCTTGGATTTCATTTTCACTCATGTTTCCAACATCAAGTATTCTTATTTTTGCTTCCCATACTACTTCATCTATTGTTTCCATTATTTCTCCAAGTCTGTTATACAATCAAGTACATACTCAAACTCAGGGCGGTCTGCCTCAGGTGGCGCAGATGTATCCCAAGCCATAGAATAACCATCATGAGAATCCCAATGAAGTCTACCTGAATACTGATTAGTTCCATCATTTAAGATGATAGATTTACTGAATCCAGTACTCATCTTTTCATCAGATGATATCATGTATGTATCCATTAGTTCGCTAATCGTTACTTCACCCGTCAACTTGTACTCCCATTTCTATTAGTCGGCTATCTATTGTCATGCTTGTTGTATCATAACTTTCGGCACCTTCACCATCTATTCCTTCACGCCATAGTGCTTTACCTCTGTATGATATATGTGAGCCTTCACCATATAGACTCATTAGTAATGCGCCAGCAGCAAAATCATATACCTCTGCTATCACATCTCCACTTGGATGGTGCACTTTTAGTTTCATATCTATCCTTTCATGTGTCTGATTTTCAGACACCTAGTTTTTGTAGTATTAACCTAGCATTAGCAATTATAACATCATCCTTCTCTGTTGTCAAATTGGCAATAGAGATTAGTTCTATAATTACTTTTCTGACTTCTTCTTTAGAAGCCAAAGTCATACTGTCCATTATATACCCCTGTCGTTAGTTTGTGTCGGTACGCATCATACTCAGGCGACCAGCACATGCACCCATCATCTTTGACCATATTACAATCAAAGCATGTAAAGCATGTCTGACAATGATATGGATTACCATCATCCATTACTGGTTCACCACATCCATAGCATATGTAATCATCTTCAGCATTACCTACATCACTACCATCACCATAGTAATTAAAGTACTTACTATAAGCACTAGGCTTGTAGCCATCATTAGACCACCAGTTGCCATCATTATCCCAATGACCTAAGTCCTCGTTGATAATGTAGCAATCGTATTGAGCGTCAGGGTCTAGCGTAAAGAACGCTATCTTATTGCCACTAGACCACTTCTCTATCATGCCATACAGATTAGGATTATCTAATGCTGTGATGCCACCCATAGATGGGAGAATGTCCTCGGCAAAGATGCGGGTATCGCTACGCTTATCGGTAGGCTCAATATGTACATCTAGTATGCCATTATGCGCTAAGTATGTAAGGTCACTACCACCTACTTTGAATGGATGACAATTCTCATTATTCTTAACACCATGCGTAGCAAATCTAGCATGATACATAGCGTAACTATTTGGATACTGCTTGCGTACTTCTAAGAACTCTTTGATTATTTTCTTAGAGTTCATACCCTTGCCAGTAATAATCTTATTGCCAGCAAGTACAGCATAGCCAAAGCCATGCGGATTATTACAAGAAGCATTTTCTAAATCCTTCTTGCGTGGTGTGCTATTCGGAGAACTTACTACCAGTAGACACATGCTCTTTCCTTTCTATCCTAGTTAAAACATCTGAATGGATTTTTATTCTTTCAATAAGAGATGGATATAGGTCAGGTTTACTCTCAATGTACTGTCTGAATTTCAGACAGGATAGACCATCATCTCGGACTTCTTTGACACTCATTACCCTAGTAAACTCAACGCTGGCATGCGCTAAGTCAATAGCAGACTTAATGAATCTCGGATTTAGGCTACCTCTAAAGATTCGCATCTCTAAAGTATTTCTATTATTGGTATTGACCGCAGAGTATCTATCTCCACCATGTCGGTCAAACTTACTCTTAAAGGATTTGGTGCCAGTTTCAGGGTCAAAGATATCATCAAACTTTGCCCAATGACTAGATGCCCGACCAGCAAGAACCTCATAGAAATCCTTATTGTTATAGACTAACTGTAAGAATCTATGCTGATGAGAACCACCATTAAACCCAGCACGAGAGATATGTACATGAAGTCCGCAGGTTTTTGTACCCCACGCCATCATGCCGTAATCACTCTTGAGTTTATTTATTGTATCCCATAGCCTATTAGCATCATTCATAAAATAACTATGAGATAACGGATGCGTAACTACCTCAAACCCACACTCAAGTGAGCCATCAGATTTAAGATAGGCTAAGTCATACATCTCTAACTGTTGCTGAGCATATTCGGCAGCAGTAGTCCTATAACTATAATCGCCACCTCTTACCTCAGTTTCTATCTCTATGCCAAAGTACAAGCGTGTCTGCTCATCATCTGATTTACGGAAGATAGGGTCAGGGCGATATGAGTAATCATGTATAATTCTGCCATCATTATCATCATCCTCATGATTGTAACTACAACCATTAAGATAGGTAGAATCACACTCCTCGCAATAAGTGGTGTTGTTTTCATAACACCTCTCACACATAGTATCGCTACTATCATCTGTGCCGTAAGTATAACCTGTGAAATAATTATCACACAAGTCGCACCAATGAGCATCATTATTAGTGCAAACGCTACACCATAACTCACCTTCTACATCATTGTAATCGTCATCAACTGTGAGTACATCTTCACAATGTATACACATTACAACGCAACTGTCGCAGACAGGGTCGCCATTAGTAGTGGTAGTACCATCATCATCACTATTTAATTCAGTATTACAAGCGATACAACACTTGATATCTACTTCATCAACAGTTTCCATTTCTATCCTTTCTGTCTGATTTTCAGACACTTCTTGTTGAGTGAGATTAGTTTACACTAACTCTGCCTCTTTGTCAATTTTACGCTGGACACTATCAATAATTATGTTTATGATTTTATCCCGTAAATCATCAGCATACTTAGCACGAGCCTCGAAACCATGCCTCGTATTATGTATAGAGAATTGCCTAAGAGATTCCCTGACAGTTTCTAATTCATCTCTAGTAAGTGTCAGGATAATCTCATTGGCATAATCTACATTACTTTTGGACACTTAACTCACGCAAAGCACGAGTAAGTTTAGCGTTTTTGATAGCGGTGGTAATTACCAGCGTTAGGCTAACACTTAACGCGATAATAATTGCTATCGTATCTGTTATCTCGATATACATGATTACCTTTCGTTAGTAAGTGTCTGATTTTCAGACACCTAGTGGAAGTGTATCAGTATCCACTATGGTATGGCAAGTGGCGACCTCTCGCAACATTATTTCAGGTTTCCCTGCTAATTGACTGCGCATACCGATACACTCGTGCCCACCGCAGGAATTGAACCTGCGTGAAATCGCTATCCAGCGTGGGCTATCCAGTTGCTATTCGTAGTCCGAGTCCGTAGCAACATCCTCAAGTAAATCATCAAGGTTGGTCATATCAACCTGAAAAATATCCTCGGTTGCCATAATCTCGGCTATTTCATGCTCGGTCATAAAGTCTAGCGCAACATCATCAGGCGTCATAATGCTAACCCCATAACACGAAGGTACTCAGGATTAACCTTATTGCGATTTACTTGCTCTTGTTTATTGCGTTCCACTTCATTATGAGCATCTATCTTTTGTGCTAATTGGATTAACACATTTTCTGTATTTTTATCTAACATGTTCATATCCTTACTGTCTGATTTTCAGACACTCACTTAAGATACATTTTTCCTAAGTGGCTCTAGTATAACATAGTCCATCCCCTAAGTCAAGTTGAGGTTCCCTATGTCTGATTTTCAGACACCCCTATCGCTGGTGTCCTCGTGGTGTGCCTCGTGGTGGTTTGTGTTGAAAAAATTGTGGCGGGTAGGCGCTCTTGTTCGCATCCTCATCCTCATCAAATAGTTTGTGTTGGTTTGTGTTGGTTTTCCCCCCGAGGTCGGGCGTGTCGGAAGTTGCAACGCACTCGGGCGTGTCTAGCTAAAAAAAATAACCCCACCCCCAAAGGGGTGAGGCTACTTTGTCGGGTTGGGTTAGGCGTTTACCTTTGCTTTTGCTTTGCTGTTTTTAGCGATTGTATTCCAACCTGATGCGCAGGTATCTGCCATTTTGGAATTAAGGACAACCGCATCAGCCATGCTCAAGGTAGCGAAAAACTTTAAGGTCATCTCCGCAAATGCTTGAGGGGTAATTCCCTTAAGGTCAGCCTCGGTTTTTTCCTCGGTTGATTTTTCTACTGCCTCGGATTTTGCCTCGGCTTTTGATTCCTCGGCTGATTCTAGGCGGTCAATAAATCCCGCATAAGTTTTGATTCCCTCAATAAGTGAGGATACACCCTCAACCCCTGCCACCCGTTGCGCTCTCATGGATGCCTTGAGGATTGTTGAGATTGGTTGCTCATCAGCGCCTTGCAATTTCTTAACCAATAAAGCGGTACCAAATCCCTCAACCTGTGAGGATTTAATTACTGGATGTTTTCCAGATTTTTCTCCCTCTTTTATTGATGCTCGGGCAATTCTTACTGATGATTCACCCTCGGACATTTTTCCATAAGTGGTTGAGATAAATCCCCAAACGCTTGCAGTTGATGTTGATACCAATTCCTTAAATCCATTAAGGATTGAGGCATCAACAATTACTGCGGTTTTAACTGCTTTTTCTGATGTTTCTTTTTTCATTTTATTTTCCTTTTCTTTGGTGGGTACTCGGTTTCCCCACTAAGAGAATTAAATCATGGATTGGTTAAAAACACCAATTCATTTAACTAGTTTTGTCACTTATTTAGTGTCTGATTTTCAGACAGCCAATAAAGGGACAAATGGTACAGATAGGACTAATTGTATCATACTAGGACAGATAGGGCAAATCGGACAAAAGGGATAGCTAGACTCGCCCGACCGCGTTGCTCAGGAAACTCTCAGGTTTGTGTTGGGCGACACGCCCGACCGCGTTGTTGAGCATCCACACCCTGTGGATAACTATTTATTAGTTGCCTGTGGATAACTATTATTTATTCCCCCCCTGTGGATAAACCTGTGGATGAGATAGTCTTATCCTGAACATTAGGGTTTGCCTACCTGTGGATAAAGTCTAACCCTTTACTAGAGGTTGAAAGTTTGAGGGGGGGTTTGTTAATTAGCGAACGCGACCCTGTTATAGTGTCCAACAATAAATTACTGTTATATAATAAGGGGGATATATATAATATATACGCTCAGCATGAGTGTAACTATTACCTATCTGTTCGCTTTTAGTACTTTGAACAGGTTATCTATAGTATATATATAATATACGGAGTCGCTCCGTTTAAGACTCCGCTCCATATAATAATATTAATAATTTATAATTATATTGGGTATAGTCTGCCCGTTTATAGGTACCGTTAAATCAGCGTTATGGGGGCAACTGTGGGTCGTAAACCAGGGGTACAAAACATTCCTAAGGATGTTGCCCAACTGCAAGTACTAGAGTTACTATCTCAAGGTGCTACCGTAATAGATGCCATGAAGGCCGTAGGGCGTAACGATGTTACCTTCCGTCAATGGTCTATGGCAAACCCAGACTTTAAAGACAAAGCGGACAAAGCACGCCTTTCAGGCAAAGGTATCAAAACGGACCTTGCCAATCTTAAAGATATATCCTTTGAGGACTTTAGTGAGCAATTCCTAGAAACTAAGTTGTTTGACCATCATAAGGCTTGGATTGATTTAGTAGAGGGTAAAGAACCAAGGTTCATCCATCCCAGTATGACCTATGAGCAAGCAGCAACCAATCGTATTCTTATTAACGTTCCACCAGAGCATGCTAAGTCTACAGTACTTACCATCAACTATGTTACCTATCGGTTATCCATAGACCCCAATGTAAGAATCATCATTGTATCAAAAACGCAGGGTATGGCACGTAAGTTCCTATCTGCGATTAAGACAAGATTAAGCCATCCTAACTGGACCAAGATGCAAGTATCTTTTGGACCTAACGGTGGTTATAAAGCAGATTCACCAACCTGGTCTGCAGACATGATTTATCTAGGAGCAGGAAGAGACTCTGGCGAAAAAGACCCTACGGTGCAAGCCTTAGGATTTGGTTCTCAGATTTACGGTGCTCGCGCCGACCTGATTATCCTTGATGATGTGGTGATGAATGCAAATGCCCATGAGTGGGAGAAGCAAATTGAATGGCTTCAAAAAGAAGTTATCACCCGCCTAGGGCGGCACGGAAAATTACTTATAGTAGGAACCCGTGTCGCGCCTATTGATTTATATAAAATGATTAGAGACCCTGACCAATGGACTGGTGGGAAAACTCCTTTCACATACATGGCTATGCCAGCCGTATTAGAATTTGATGAAAACCCTAAAAACTGGAAAACACTCTGGCCTTGGACGGATAGGGCAGAAGGAGAACAGGACGAACCTAATGAGCAAGGACTATATCCCAAATGGGATGGACCTTCGCTTTTTACAAGGCGGTCTGAAGTTGCTCCGAGTGTCTGGGCTATGGTCTACCAGCAAGAAGACGTCCAATCCGACTCCATATTCTCGCCAACAATTGTCGCAGGATGTGTTAACGGTATGCGAAAGCGTGGACCTCTTAAATCAGAAACGCCAGGACATCCCAAAAACATAAGTTCAACTTATACTATTATTGGATTTGACCCAGCAGTAACGGGCAGGTCAGCCTTTGTGGCTGTATCTTATAATCGTGCTGATGGACGCATATATGTTTTAGACTGTGTTAATATGTCTGACCCTACCCCCCAAAAAGAGAATGCTCTTATTAAAGAATGGGTAGAAAAGTTTAAGCCTCAAGAGTTTAGGGTTGAGATTAACGCCCACCAAAAGTACTACGCTATGGACTCAGAACTGCGTGAGTATCTAGCATCCTACGGGTGCCAACTTAACTCACACTTTACTGGTAAGAATAAGTGGGACGTAGGATTCGGTGTAGCCTCTATGGCTAGCCTACTAGGTACGGTACATGATGGTAGATTCCAAGATAACAACATATTAGAATTTCCAAGCAATGAAGGCTCTGAAGGACTTAAGTCTTTAATACAGCAACTTATAATCTGGAAACCTGATACCAAAAACCCAACTGACTGTGTTATGGCTTTATGGTTTGCTATTATTCGTTGTAGAGAATTAATGCAAAAGTCAAGCAAGATTGGTAACTATCAGAATAATAGATGGGCTACCAGAGCACAACAAAGTAAAAGATACGGAATCAATTTAGACGAAGCCTTTTCAGAGCAATGGGCTGAAACATATAACTGATAGGACACAATGGCATTATCAATTGAGCAAATAGCAGCGCGGGTTCAATCCTTACGCTATAGAAGTACAGAGCGTGATAGTCGCAACCTTGATGTACTTGCTGTGCGTAGAGGTAAGATTGCCGATGTATACCCTAACTTTTTTCCAGAGGGAGTAGACGCTAATGTCGTGGCAAATTTTATTGATGTCGTTGCCAGGGACCTTTCGGAGGTTATGGCACCTCTTCCAGCGATTAACTGCTCAGCCGCTAATCAAATCAGTGACCGTGCTCGTGTTTTTGCCGATAAGCGTACTCGTATTGCTAGCAATTACTTTCAACACTCTGACCTTGCGGTACAGATGTACCAAGGAGCAGATTGGTATATAACCTATGGTTTTATTCCATTTATAATTGAATTAGATGAAGAGTCAAAACTTCCTCGTATTCGTATTGAGAACCCAATTGGTTCATATCCAGAGTTTGACCGTTATGGACGATGCATTGCTTTTGCTAAAAGATACAGTCTTACTCTTGGTGAGTTAGTAAGTCAATTCCCAGAGTATGATAGGGAACTACTTGGTGCTGGTGGGTATAATCAAGATTTAAATAACCAAATAGAAATGATTCGCTACTATGACGAAGAGCAATCAATCATCTATGTACCAACAAGACATAATTTAATTTTATCTCAAGCCAAGAATCCTCTTGGTAAGATAATGGTAGTTGTTGCACGTAAGCCATCTATTGATAGCGAACTGCGTGGACAATTTGACGACGTACTTGGAATTCAGTTACTCCGCAACCGTTTCGCCTTATTGGCAATGGAAGCAGCGGAGAAATCAGTACAGGCGCCTATTGTACTTCCACAAGATGTACAAGAACTCCAGTTGGGTGGCGATGCAGTTATACGCACAGCCAACCCAGCAGGTGTTCGTAGAGTAGAATTAACCCTTCCTCAAGGAGCATTTACAGAACAAAATGTTCTTAACCAAGAATTAAGAGTAGGTACTCGTTATCCAGAATCAAGAACTGGAAACATTAGCCAATCAGTTGTTACAGGTCAAGGTGTTCAAGCCCTTCTTGGAGCATTTGATACACAGGTTAAATCAGCACAGGCTATCTTTGCAGCAACACTTCGTGATGTAATTAAGATATGCTTTGAGATTGATGAAGTAATTTACCCAGAAGAGAAGACCATTCGTGGTGTTGATTCTGGCTCACCATATGAAGTTGTATACAAGCCAAGTAAAGACATCAAGAAAGATTACTCTGCTGATGTTCGTTATGGTATGCTTGCTGGTCTTAACCCAGCGCAAGGTCTTATCTTTATGCTACAAGCACTTGGAGGCAAGTTAATCTCTAAGGATATGGCTATGCGTGAGTTACCATTTACAGTTAACGTAAGCCAAGAAATTGAGAAAATTGAAATTGAAGATATGCGTACTGCACTACTTGGTTCATTAACTGCATATACTCAGGCAATTCCACAGATGGCAACACAGGGACAAGACGCATCTGAAGTTGTAAGAAAAATTGCTTCGGTAATCAAGGCTCGCCAAAAGGGACAAGCATTAGAAGATGCTATTGAGGCAACCTTTGCACCGCAGCAACAAGTCCCTCCTGCTGGTGCCTCTAATC